CAGGTCGAGGTCAACGATGCTGCCGGGGTCGGGCATCGAGGCGGCGTCGGTGTCGTAACTCGGCGCCGGCGGTGGTATTTTTGAAAAGTCAATCATGCGTGGCCTCCTTGGTGTTTAGTCCGTTGAAAAATGCTTCCGGCGTGTAGAAGATCGGTATGCCGATTGTGGACGCGCGGTAAATTTCATCCTGCGTCCCGCGGCTCTCCTTGCAGCCCGGCCAGTCTCCGACAACGAGGGCGTCGGATACGTCGAGCCATGCGAGCGAGTAGCGGTAGTAGTCCTCGACCGTGAAGCGTTCGCCCTCGCGCAGCATGAGCTGGAAGTGGAAGTCCAGCCATGGGCAGAACGGCGCGAACCCGGCGAGCATGATCCGGGTCGAAAGCCGCATACCCTCGCGGATGTTGTCGAGGACCTTGATCACGTTGTCGGCCGAGTAGGCGCCGGCGACGTAGATGCGCTTCATTCTGTCAGGAACGTGAATTAGGCTCATGCGAAGAGGGCCTCCTGAACCGGCTTTGAAGTAAAAGCGGAATGGATATTCTTGATTGCCTGCCGGTAGTATGACGGCTTGAGCTCCACCCCTATCGCCCGCCGGTTGTTGATTAGGGCTCCGTAGACCTCGGATCCCACCCCCATAAAAGGGGTGAATACGGTCTCGTCCTCGTTCGACCATAGAACGACCGCGCGCTCGATCACATCGAGCTGCAGAGGGTGGACGTGCTTTTCGTCGTTCTCGTCGCGGGACTCCTTGAACGGCAGGACGTTGTCGATGCGGATGTCGTCCCAGAAGCAGGAGGCGTATTGCCTCCAGATCCAGTGGCTGTATCGGTTTTCGATCTGGTTGCCCTTCCAGCCGCGGTACTTCAAGAGCTCGTGCGGGACCTGGCGCTCGCCGGCGTAGCTCATCAGGCCGTGCTTGTGCGTGACCGGGACCGGATTCTTGCCCTTTTTGCGGAACGGGATCAGGTAGTCCGCGCCGGCCACGTTGGTCAGGGTGGAGTCCTCCACGATTTGCTTGTGGGCGAGGGCCTTGGCCATGGTGCGGTTGCGAACCCCGAGCGGCTCCTTCCAGATGCAAATCCGCGGGCAGTACTCGAACCCGTAGCGCTCATGCAGGCGTATGATGTCGCCGGGAAAGTCTACATGGCCGCCGATGTTCGCCCCGTTTTTCGGAACGTCCATGCAGTGAACGGCGGTGATCCGCCCGGGCATGGTGACGCGCGCGATCTGCTCGACCACGAACTCGTAGTGCTCAAAAAAAGATTTGTAGTCGACGCAGTTTGAAAGGTCGCGGTCGGAGCTCGAATAGTGATACAGCCCGCCGAATGGCGGCGAATAGATCGAAAGGTGTATCTTATCGCTCGGCAACTTGGGCAGCACTTCGAGACAGTCGCCCAGGTAGACGGCGAAGCGGTCCTCTACCGATTGTTCCATCACAGCCATGCCGGCACCTCCTCCTGGTGCTTGAACTCCCTTGAATTGTCGATTGATATGGCGTCGTTCATAAAGCGCACGAGCTTTGAAAACATCTGGTCCGCCTGTTTGGCCTTGCGCTGCAGGTTTTTCAGGACCTCGAGCTCGCCCTTGGTGGTGATGATGTCCACGATCACCGGCCGGGTCTGGCCGAACCGCCACATGCGACGGATGCCCTGGTAGTATTGCTCGTAGGAGTGGGACGGAAAAAATGTGGTGTGCGCGCAGTTTTGATAGTTGAGGCCGAACCCGGCCACCTTGGGCTTTGTGATCAGGACCCGGATTTTGTTTTCGGCGAAGGCCAGAAGCCGCTCCTCTTTTTCGTCGTCCGAGTGCTTGCCGGCGACCTGGACCGCGTCCGGGATGATCTTCTCCAGCAGGTCGCCCTCGTCGTTCAGGTTGCACCACACGAGCGCCGTGCTGTTGCCGTTGACCTTCTCGGCCACGGCCTCGCAGCGCTCTTTCAGCGTGGCCCGGCGCTCCTCGCGTTGCTCCTTCAGCCCTTGCGCCGGCTCCACGAACAGCTTGCCGGGTAGCGGCCGGCTGCAATCGACGACCGTTTCGCGCTCGATCAGGTCGGGCAGCACGAAGTCGGCATCGTCGAAGCCCATATCCGACGGCCGCCGGATGGCCCGGGCCCAGGAGCAGACCCACCGCCAAAAGGGCTCCTCGGCGTGCTTTTTGAATCGCCACTTTGCCACCGCGCCGCCGTGGTGCGAGCTTCTTTTTGTGTCGCTTGTGCTGTTGTCGTTCTTGAAAAATCGGTTGAGCATGTCCATGTATCCCATGGCGCCGAGGGCCTCCGCGCTGGTGCCCAACTCGATGTAGTCATTTGGCGCCGCGGTGGCGGTCCAGAGGCTGCGGTATGGCAGTTTTTTCATGAACTCGGTGATCTCGGTTTTCCTGGTGCCGTCGAAATTTTTTAAGATGCTGCTCTCGTCGCAGGCGCAGCCGATGAAATCTTGCGGGTCGAAGTGGTGCAGCCGCTCGTAGTTGGTGATGATGATGTTGGACTTCAAATTGCCGGAATAGGAGCGGGACACTTCTATCCCGAACTTCTCGGCCTCCCGCATGGTCTGGTAGGACACGGCCAGCGGTGTCAAAATCAGCACCCGCTTGCCCGTTTTGCGCACCATGTTCTCGGACCACACGAGCTGGAGCGGCGTCTTACCGAGGCCACAGTCCGCGAAGATGGCGGCGCGGCCCTTCAGCACGGCCCACTCGATGATCGCCTTCTGGAAGTCGAATAGAAACTCGGGAACCCATACAGGCTTGAATCCATGGTTGCCGCCGAGTTGCGCTTTCCGCGCCAGAAATTCAGCGTAGTCCATCACCCCACCATCCACCCGATTAAAAAGCCCACCCCAAAGCCGCAGAACGCGGCGACCCCGATCACGATCACGACGGCCCCGGCCTCGGGCCAGATGTCGTCCTTGCGCCGGCTTCTTAACTGCCGCCGGTCGAATTCCTGCAGATAGACCCCGGTCGTCATTTCGTGCCTCCTTTGAAGTACCGCCACGCTGTCAGGGCCGCGACGAAGGCGGCGAAGTCCTGGGCCTGGCGCTGGTAGGTGACCGCCCGCGCAGGCTTGCCGTCGCGCGAAAGCATCAAGGCAAGCCCGTCCGCATCGCCCACGACCGGCCGCACCAGGTAGCAGTAGGCGGCGAGCTGGGCCTTCCAGGTGGGCGACTCGACGGCGGGGGTCTTGTAGTCGACGACCACGACCCGGCCGTCGGCGAGCTCGCAGACGATGTCGGGGTGGCCGATGATCCCGTAGGTGTGAGGGTCGGAGAACTCGCTCTCGATGAAGAGGGCCCGCGCGACGTGCTTGTCGTACCAGTCGCGGAAGGATGCGAAAAAGTCGTAGGCGCCGTTGTCGATCAGGACCGGCAGTCCCCGCGCGTAGGCGGCGCAGGCGGCATGGACCGCGCGGCCCCGGTCGGCTGCGAACTGCAGCCGGTCTGGCGGGACGTTTGAGAAGTCGGTGAAGGGCGTTAAGACCTTGGTCACGCTGACAAGCCGCTGCATTGCGAGGGCCTCCTTGTCCGCTATTTCTTTGCGTGCAGCGTGACCGGCTCATGGCCGGGCGTCTCGAACGTCACCGAGTCGACCCCGCTCCCCTTCTTCGGGCGCAGCGCCTCGACCTTGGCAAAGAGCGAGAGCTGCTCGGGGCCGTATGTGGCCTTGACCTTGTCCTTGATTTTGGATTTGATGAACGAGATGCCGGTCTCGATCTCGTGCTTGTTTCCGAGCTCGGCGATCCGGGCGGCAAGGGCGATCTTGACTTCACGGTCCGACGCCGTGCCGTCCTCGTAATCTTCGCCCGAGTTCTGGTAGGCTTCATCGATTGAAAAAATGTGGGCCTTGAGTAGCTCCTCGATCTGCTGCAAGATTGCCGGTATGAAGTCCCGCGTGATCTGCATCTTCTCTGCCATGTCCGATCTCCTCCCTGGTGACTCCCCGTTTGAATTGGGCAACGCGCATCCCGGCATCGCGCCAGCGGCGATAGAGCCCGTCGCCCCGGTGGTGTAGTTGGACTGCGAAAATCGCGCGGGCTTCGTCGTCGCTCTCGGCCTCGCACGACAGGTAGCCGATCTTGCCTATCATCGCGTGGTATCTCATCGCTTATCCCCCCGCCCCACGAGGTCGAGGATCCACTCGGCGGCATAGATCACGACCAGCAGGGCCACGAAAAAGGTAAGAAAAATCAGGTCCGGGCACGCGTCGAGGTGTTCGAACATCAGCGCCCCCTCGCCGTCTCGATGAACCCGGCAGGCTTCTCCCAGGGTTCAATGATCCCGCGCTCGCGCATCTTCGCATCGCGCTCGGCCCACTCGGCATCCCATGCCTGGACGTAGAGCCAGGCGAATCCGGTCATCGCCGCCGTGAGCAGCGCCCATGTAAAGATCGCCTTGATGGCTTTCATTTGGCCCTCCTTATTTTGTGCCGCTTGCCGGTGACGGGTGAAATGTAGACGGGTCCGTCGGTGACGCGGTCCTTGGCCGGGCCGATCGCCGCCGCCAGGTCCCGCAGCAGGACATCGAGGTCGCGCCGGATGCGGGCGGC